TCACCAATCATGGTAGGCGTTAATGTGTTGTTGAAAACATACACATAAGGCCCACACACTACCAACATTCTTGTACCGCCAGAAAGTGTCCGCATACCGCGAACTTCTTGTTGGTTGGGCAAAATGGCTTTAATTGTTAGACCAGGCGTTGGATACAGCGCGACCACGCCTCTATCACCAGGCTGTTTAAGTGGGTCAACTTCTGGCAAAAAATTGATGCACTCATTTGAGTCTTGGTAAACCGAAGTAGCGGGGTAGGATGGGCCAACAAAGCCAAAGTCTGCCATATTTATCTCGCAAAGCCGCCTGATAAAATCCAGCCAGCATCTTTTGCACGACCAACTAGCAACGCATCTGGATAGCGCGAAACCATCGGTGGCTTCATATTAGTGCGTTTCAGCGTAGCCTTGGCTTGGGCGGCATAGGCGTTAATCATTTGAATCTGTGTTGGTGATGCTTTGCCATACATAGGCATTAAACGCTCGGCTAAACACCATCTTAGGCACATTGAGTAGCCTTGTGGAAGGGCTATGTTGTCGTACAGCGATAGATAGCGTTGGAATACTGTGTTTGTAAAGATGTGCATCTCGCCTTGAGAAGGGCTAGGCCACACATAAATGTTTCCCAAAATCTCAGAGGGCTGGTAGTAAACCGCTTTAGGCCAAGGGCCACTCAGCGTCTTTAGACCAATCATTTCGTAATCTTCTAGGTTCAGCACCGCTACTGGATAGTCCAAACCACCATAAGTAATTGGCTGGCCATTGGAATTAGTGTTAATCCGCACAAAGGCAGAATCTAAAGCCAAGGGGCGTTCGTAGTAGCCCGTGATAGTCGTAGACGCTACTGTCTGGTTTATGCTGACTGTGTATGTGCCTGCTTCGTTGATGTTGTTGCCAGCACCTGTGAGAAAGCCAACAATCTTTGTGCCTGCCGTAATACCTGTGCCAGACAGATACTGACCTAAGTTAATGCCACCAGAATTGATGGATGTAACTGTAAGAGTCGTGCCAGAAATAGAGCCTACAAAACTAGAGTTGATGTTTCCAGTTGGGCCAATCGTGTATTGGGTTTGCCCTGCGGTAATCGGAAACACAATCTCCGACTTGTAGAACACCATCATGTCCTCGTTCGACCATTGGTCAACGAGGTCGTTCAGCATATCAAAAGCGTCTTGTGCGGCTTCTGGTGTCGGTGTCTCGCCAGCCTCCAATGCACCAATATCCTTTAGTGCGCGAGAAATGATGTCTATTGGGACTGTCATGGTTAACCCTTATAAGTCAGGCGTAAATATTTGTGGCTTCCAAGGCGCGACAGCAGGCTTCTTTGCTAAGTTAGCCAGTTGCTCGCTCAAACGCTTTTCTACTAGACATTCGCCATTGATTGTCAGCGATTCTTTAGCCCATTGTGCGACCATTTCCTCTGTTACTTCAGAAAAAGCAGTTTTAGCCTCGCCCTCAAAAGTAGCGTAGCCTTCTGTTTCTACTGTGTTTTCACCATCAAAAACAGCACAATGGTATTTAGCCGAGGTGATTTTCTCACCATCAGCATAAATATCTAGTATTTTCCAAGCGTAGTTCATTTGGCTTCCAAAGCGACAACGCGGGCGGTTAGTGCGTTGATTGTTTCGGCTTGTGCTGTTATTGTTGCTTGTTGTTCTTTAATTGCGGCAACCAAAAGTGGAATTGTGTCGCTGTATGACACACCTAATTCGTCAGGATTTGTTGCGTCAACCGCTTCTGGAAAAACAGATTGAACATCTTGAGCAATTAGAAAACTTCTACGAGTTCCGTCTGCATCTGTTTTGTATTTACCAATAACAGCACGCAGTTGGTTTACTTTATTTGCGGCATCGGTAATTGGCTCAATAATGTCTTTTTTACGCTCATCAGAAACAGCAATCCATGCAACTCCACCAGAAGCCAAGTAAACACCATTGCTTACTGCAACAATCTGATACCTAGCATTTGTGTTATCCCAATAACTGCTAACTTTAATTGTTCCATTGTTACTTAAATAAGAACTTGTAAATTGTGAACCATCGTTATCCAATTCAAATTCATCACCACTTCCACCTTTTACTCTAAATTTAATACCATTTGGATTGGTTGTAGTTCGTACTTGTATATTACCGCCAGAGTCGATACGCATACGCTCTGAGCCAGCCTGTGTAAAACTAATAACACCGCCAGAACCAGAACCTTGATTGTCTAAAACAAAATCAGTAGAACCAGAAACTTGATATTGAATCGTACCTTGCGAATTACCAGATGCAAGATTGGTAATCTGAAATACTGGTTGTGTAGCATACAAAGATAAAAGTCTATTTGGTGAAGTAGTACCAATACCAACTTTCTGTGAAGTATCAATAGTTACTGCCGTAGTGCCAGCAGACTGCAAAGTTAGCGCAGTAGATGCGGCACTTGTTAGCGTATTGGTTGCCAATGATGTTAATCCAGCAACAGTAGTAGCCGTTCCACCCAATGAGATGGCCGTAGAGCCAACAGTCACGCTAGAGTTAACCAAACCAGCGTTAGGTAAGCCCGTACAGTTTGTCAAAGTACCGCTAGAAGGCGTACCCAAAACAGGCGTAGTCAGCGTTGGGCTTGTCAGCGTCTTGTTTGTAAATGTCTCAGTACCAGTTAAGGTTGCCAAAGTGCTAGAAACAGCAGGCACATTTAAGTTAAAAGTTGACGCTGTGTTAGGGCCAACCAAGTTAACTTGACCGCCTAATGTTGCTTGAAATACTAACTGTCCCATGATATTTCCTTATGGTGCAATGATTAACTGATTAGCGGTTAATGCGCCAGTTGATGGATTGAATTTTAACTTAGTAGACGATACAGTCTGTGGCAGATTTCCAGTTGTATTGCTTACAAAAGTTGGGTAAAACACCGCATTTGTGCTTGTGTCATCTGTTACCGCTATGTTCGTTGCGTTGGTCGCAGTTGTCGCTGTCGTAGCCGACCCAGCCGAGCCATCAATGCTTACGCCTGTTAAAGATTGGCTTGCAGTCGCTCTATTTAGAGCAATAGCAGTCGTTCCTATGTATAGCGTGGAATTACCTAGTACCGCGCTAGGGATTGTCCCAGATAGGTTGCCTGCGGTCAAACTAGTCAGACTAGCACCAGAGCCACTAAACCCAGTAGCCGTTAAAACGCCCGTAGAAGGGTTAAATTGGTACTTGGTAGACGCTACATACTCTGTCGTTAAATTACCGCTTGTAGCCGCCGCATATAGCGGGTAACGCACCGCATTTGTAGTCGTATCGTCTGTAACTGTGGCGTAAGCGGCTGGGGTTGACCAAGTAGGTGTTCCTGCGCCCGCAGAGGTTAGAACCTGACCTGATGTGCCAGCGGCAGTAAATGCGTAAGCAGTACCGCTACCATAGGCAATGCCACCAGCAGTAGGAGTAGCCGTTCCATTTGTACCCCCGTTTGCGATAGCGACTTGGCCAATAATGCCGTTAGACAACACATAAGCATTAGATTGGTTTACATAAATACTGCCATTAGAAGAATTTACATACGCTACTGTGCCTATTTTTACCGCGTAAGCAGTTGGCGGGTAGGTGTTCATTAATTGACCAGCAGAATACGGGCTGACATACAAAATGTCACCAACAGTAAATGTTCCCGTATTTACGCCATTCAAGATGCCGTTAATGACTACATAACCCTCTGAGCCTGTTGCAATGGCTTCATTTGTTAAGCCAATACAAGCCCCAGTAGTCTGTGTATCCGCTTTTGCAAGTGCAATTAAAGGATAAGTAAAACCGCTTGTTGTAGATGTAATGTAGACAGGCGCACCTTTAGCGATGGTTGAGCCTGTATTGTTGTAAACCTTTAACTGGGTCTCTTGCCCAATATGTAGCGTGTTATTCGTTACATCGTTGTTGTAAGAAAGTGCCTTCAGCGTACTGTCGTACCACAACCTGCCCGATGTGTAAGTAGGTGCAGACGCGGCAGTAAATGTCTCGTAATCGCTGACAGTTGGGCTATTTAGCGTAGCACCCGTAGCCAAGGCAACCACAGTTCCAGAACCTGTCGTGCTATACGAAGTTCCCCATGCCGAACCTGTTGAATTAGGTATTCCTGAGCCTGGATAAACCATTGGTGCGGTGTTGGTTATCGTAACCGCAGAAGAGCCGTTGTAACTTGTACCGCTTAAATTTGAGCCGATAGTCAGGCTAAACAGATTAGAGCCTAGCGATACGCCAGAAATCGTGCTGTTTGCTAGTTGAGCGTTGGTAATCGTGCCGCTTAAGTCTGTTGTTGGGACTGTTGCAGACGCAGTAAAAGCGCTTGTACCGCTTCCCTTGACATAACCAGTCAAAGTAGTAGCGCCAGTACCGCCATAAGCCACACCAATCGTGCTTGCGTTCCAAGTGCCTGCGGTTAGCGTTCCAACGCCTGTTATGCCCGTGTATGAGCCAGAGATTCGTGCTGTATCAATCGTGCCAGATGTAATTTGAGTAGCTGCAATGGCTATATTTGTGTCTGCCAACGCGGTCAGTTGACCTTGTGCGTTAACAGTTGCCGTTAAAGTCTTAGAAGCAGAGCCGACAGATGCAGCTGTTACACCAGTATTTGTAATACTAAAGGTGTTAGACGATAAAGTCAGTCCTGTGCCGGCAAAGTAAGTGCCTGTGCCTGAGAATTGCACCCAAGGCATAGCAGTTACATCTATTGTTCCTGTCTTAGACGCGGTACAGACATAACCAGTATTGGCTTGACCGCCATTAAGGATAACTGTGTATGCACCTGATACCTCAGACCATACATCCATGTCCACAGCGCGAGTCCATGTGGAGGCAGATGCCACATAAATGCCGTTAAATTGGCTAGAACTTTGATTCTTTACTAATACCCTATCACCAGCAAGCGTTGTATAGCCATCGATGGTTTGCAGACCAGATAGCGTAATGTTTGCTGTCGTGCCTACTGCACAAGCTGCTTTAGGGCCAAGCCCCTGTGCAACCGCATCAACATAGTATTTATTGGCTATGTCTGTGTTTGCGCTTGGCGAGGTAGAAATCGTACCTGTGGTGGTAGAAATATTAGTAAAAACCCCAGTAGAGGGGCTAGTCGCACCGATTGTCGTGCTGTCTATCGTGCTACTTGTTATTGTTAACCCAGACTGAATAGGATTAAACGTAGCAAAAAACGGCTGACCCTGACCAATAAAAGTATTAAACGTGTTATCTAAGTTAAATAACGCCTGTACAGGTAATAAATTCTGTACAGCAGAATTGGCAGGGTTAGCCATAGCGCCCCTTTAAGATTGGTCAGCGGCTGGAGTTACATATAACAAGCCAGCAGTTCCAGAACTGGATTTTGCTGTCAAGTAGTATGGTGTAGAGGGAGAAGCAATAACCATAGGGCTAGTCATCACAGGTGGCAAAACGAAATCTCCGTTAGTGCCGTCTGTTGGGAAGACTGGTGCGCCTGGGTCTGTTGTCCCCATCTTTATCGCAATAGGACTTGCGCCCAAATTGAGGAAAGATGTGAAGTTAACTTGGTCGTTAGTAGAGTCATCAATCAACACCGCAGAATGTGCGGTAGAAGTAACTGATAACGCTACTGTTGGGCCAACATTGCGTAATACAGATGTATTAGCCATGATTAAGCCGCATTAGTGGCAATAGGGAGACCATCTGGGCGTACCACTTTGAGGTAGTAAGTACCAGCAGCTGGAGTAATTGCAGTAGCACCACCAGAAGTGTTTTGAAACTGGAGGGTTACAGAATTATCAACCGTAATGTCCACATTTGACACAACGATATCTTTTGTTTGATTTCCGTTGTATTGCAAGAAATAAACAATATCAGTTGATTTGATGCCAGGGATTGCAAAAGTTTGCAAAGACTGGGTGGATGCTGTGGTTAGTACCGCTGGTGTAAGAGATGGCGCGATGACAAACGATTCGAGAATGTTGCCACGGGTGACAGTCGTAGATGACATGATAATTCCTTTTCAGAATGGGTTTATTGTATCGTAAAAGCAGAAAAAGCCACCCCTTGTGAGGATGGCTTCTTTCCTTATTTACTCACAGATTAGGGTAAAAATGTGAGGTCATAGCCGTAAACAAACACATCGCAAGTCGCGGCAATCGTAGTGCCAACGTTAACATAAATGTTAGTTGGGTTAGATATAG